AGCAAGGCACAGGAAACCTTACAGTATGGAATTGACGAATGTAATAAACTTTTAGATAAGCCAGACAGTCAATTAACTGATACAGATGGCACTGATTGTATTAAACAAATGATTAGTGACGAGGCTTTTGAGGAGTGGTATGAAAAAAATGGTTCTAATGTATTAAATACTTCTTGGTGCAGAGATTTAGTAGCTTGGAAAGTAAAAGCAGCCTTACACATCGTATTCAAAGCAGGACAGGAAGATAGGGATAAAGAGGTAGAGGATTTAAAAGGGCAAACAAATAAAGCCTTAATTATGACAACAAATTATATGACGGAAAATAGACAGTTGATAAAACAGTTGGAGAAACGCCAACACCTACAATCCAAGTTAGACAGGGCGGTGGAGTTAATAAAAGGCTACTATCCTGATACTGATTATGCTGAAGGCGTTGACCACGAAGACTTTATTAAGGTTAAAAAAAGGTTAAACAAGCAAGCAGAGCAATTCCTAAAGGACTGTAAGGGGGAGTAAGTGAGCTATATAAAAGACATATCCAAGATAATAATAGTGAGGAGTAAATAAGGTTATGATCGGTTGGATTAAATTACATAGGGATCTTTTAGACTGGCAGTGGTTCAATAGTTCTAAACATCTGTCATTATTTTTGGCACTACTACTAAGGGCTAATTATGAGCCGGTTACCTGGAGACACGAAAAACTAGCCGTAGGCCAAATCTTAACCGGAAGGAAACAACTTTCACAATGGACAGGGCTTTCAGAACGATCTGTAAGAACTATTTTAAAAGACCTAAAAACGACCAATGAAGTGACCATCAAAACTTGCAATAGATACTCAATAATAACAATAACTAACTACTTAAAATATCAAGGGCCAGACCAGCCAGCCGACCAGCTAACGACCAGCAAACGACCAGCTAACGACCACATATTAAGAAGTAAAGAAGTAAAGAAGTTAAGAATAAAGAAAGATACTATGTCTGGTAAGCAACCAGACTTATCTGTTTCCGTACTAAAATACTTAAATCTTAAAGCTCAAACTTCGTATAGGGAAATTGATACTAACCTAATTCCTATCAAAGCCAGACTTAAAGACCTATCCCTAAAACCAATAACACAACACCCGGAGTATTCTGCCGTAAAGTGGTGTGAAATGGTAATAGATGAACGTATTAGATTATGGGGAAATGATCTCAAGATGAAAGAATATATCAGAACCTCAACTATTTTTGCAAAGACTAATTTTCATAAGTACCTAGACGAAATCTTAACTGAATTTGGGAGGAACTAAAAATGGGTAAATGCGTAGACTGTGGAAAATATATCAAGGGCGAAGGCCTTTGCTATGACTGTCAGAACTCTGGGAAAAGTAAAAACACAACTGATTACCAGTGTGCCTTTGAAGACAATGGATCCAGGTGTAACAAACAAGGTTCTATAGCTTTTGGACTAAACACTAAAGACAAATGGTATTGTAGCTGGCACCATCACTGCATAACAAATAACATAAGTCCTAAAAACCAAGAGGCTTATTTAAAACATAAAGCTAAAATGGACAAATATAGGGAAAAGTATTCTGCCCAAAAAGCTACTCCTGAACAGATTGCAAGGTTTCTAATCAAAGCCGGGAGCAAATCAATCTACTGGGAGAAAGCTTCAGAAGGAGTCAAGCAATATACTATCAACTATGCCAAGACCAAAGGAATAAAAAGACAAACAGAGCCAAGTCCAGAAATGGAAAATATGCTTCAGATATAAAAAACTAACTATTCCTGAAAATAGTTCTTGCACTCAAATAGACTTTTGTGCAGAATTATCCAGTAATGGCTAAAAAACTAGATAATAAACCAAAAGCTAAAAGAAAGTTTAACCGAATTGCCTTAAACGGAAGTGATAAGGCTTATAAAACTTATAAAAAAGTCCCTAAACTAGACACTATAGTCTTTGAGGCTATATGCGTTGCTATTGAAGAGGGTTGTAGCTTAAACAAAGTGATCAAGGAAATGGGAATATTCTGTGGGGACTTCTATAGACTCGTGGACTCAACGCCTGTCTTTACCGATAGATACAAGCTGGCTAGACAAAAACAATGTGATTACTATGCTCAAGAGATTTGTGATATATCAGATACAGAGCCAGACCCAGCAGTAGCAAGAGTTCGTATGGACGCTAGGAAATGGTTTGCTTCTAAGGTTGCTCCAAAGTCTTACGGGGATAAGACTATACTCTCTGGAGATAGTGAAAACCCGATCCAGGTCCAGAACGGTCTGTCCCCTGAGTTGCTAAGTCGTATTGATAAGCTAATAGGAAACGATAATGACGAGGATTGAGTTTAAAGAGGGTATAAGAACCTTAATTGAGAAGGCCAAGAAGGATAATGCCTTACCAGCTACTCTTGCTATGTTGGCTAGACATAGCCTTTTCTTCTTGCTTGTATATATTCTCAACAGAAAAGACGCCGATACGGATTTTGTCTTTGAACGTTGTAATCAAGTCCAGGCAAAGCCAGATGGTTTTATAGATCTCTGGGCCAGAGAGCATTACAAATCAACAATAATAACGTTCGCATTAACAATTCAAGATATAATAAACGACCCTGAGATAACTATTGGCATATTCTCCCACACAAAGGGGATTGCAAAGTCCTTCCTAAAGCAGATTAAGTTTGAATTGGAGAGCAATATTGGTCTTCAGGAACTATTCCCGGAAGTATTCTATGCAAATCCAGTCAAGGAAAGCAGATGTTGGAGCCTGGATAATGGTATTACAGTCAAGAGAGAGGGTAATCCAAAGGAAGCAACTGTTGAAGCTTGGGGATTAGTAGACGGACAGCCTACTTCTAAGCATTATAAGAGACTAATTTACGACGATATTGTAACAGTTGAGTCAGTTACGACCTCAGAACAGATCCAAAAGACTACAGAAGCTTGGTCTATGTCCCTAAACCTTGCAAGTAAAGATACGATCATCAGATATGTTGGCACAAGGTACCACTTAAACGACACTTATGCAGAGATTATCAAGCGTGGGGCAGCGAAACAGAGGGTTACACCTGCAACTGAAGACGGAAAGGTTGAAGGAACTCCCGTTTTGATGTCAGTTGAAAGGCTGGCTCAGAAGTACCGAGATATGGGTTCGTATATATTCTCTTGTCATAGCGCCGGAACTCTAATTACTATGTCTGACTGGTCTCATAAACCTATTGAGCAGTTGGTTGCAGGTGATGAAGTTGTTGGTTGGACTATGGATAACGGAAGAAAAGCCAAACTTACGCCTACTAAAATCATAACTGTCTCTAAGCGAGAAAATCAAGGTGTAGTTGAAAGTCGTTTTGAGGACGGTTCTAAGACTATTCATACACCAGATCATAAATGGTGGACAGGAAGAGTTGCAGACAAAGAGGGGAAGGAGCAACGCCCTCGTAAGATATATTCAGAACTTGGACTTAAATATAATAATCTTAAATACCTTTGTAAGGTTGTTGACCTATCAGTTCTTAACGAAGAGCTATCAGATGAACAAAAGAACGCTTTAGGTTATCTTGCTGGAATTATAGACGGTGAAGGTGGAGTTAAACATAAAGTAGTTCAAATATCTCAAGACTGTATTCTTAACCCTAAAGTCTGTGAAAAGATAGAGTGGTGTCTTAAAATACTTAAAATTGATTACTCAATATGGGAAAGTTTCAAGAAAAACAGAAATGGTAAGCAGCGAGTATATACTGTTCTAGGTGGAAGACAGACACGAATAAGGCTACTCAACTTATTGGGTTCTTTTATTGGGAAGAAAGACCATATAGTTAATCAATGCTATAGCACAAGAGTTAAAGGAAAAGACAGGGTTAAACTTATATCTCAAAGCCCTGAATATATAGAGACTGTGTATAATATACAGACTGAAACAGGTAACTATATAGCAAATGGTTTTTGCTCAAAGAATTGTCAGATGTTATTAAACCCAGTTGAAGACCAGGCCCAGGGTTTTAAGAAGGAATGGTTACAGTTCTGGCACGGGACTAAATGGGCTGGATATAACAGATATATACTTGTTGATCCTGCTGGAGAGAAGAAAAAGACAAACGATTATACTGTGATGGCAGTTGTTGGACTAGGTAAAGACAAGAACTTTTACCTAATTCACGGTGTACGGGACAGACTAAACCTTGCAGAAAGGGGCAGGTTACTTATGCACCTGGTCAGAGAGTATAAGCCTGTTGCAGTTGGATATGAAAAATACGGGATACAAGCTGATATTGAATACGTCAAAGAACTCCAGGACCGTGAGAACTATCGCTTTAAGATTATAGAGCTTGGCGGGTCTATGGCCAAGAACGACAGGATTAGAAGACTAATACCTTTGTTTGAGGAAGGAAGGTTCTTTATCCCGGCTCAGGACTTGTTTGTAGATAATAAGGGCAAGCAGCAGAACTTTACTAACCTGCTTATGGACGAAGAGTATTACAACTTCCCAGTATCAAGTCACGACGATATGCTAGACTGTATTGCGAGAATTAAAGACCCAGCTCTTAGGGCTGACTTTCCTTACTTAGAGAGTAAAGAGCTTTATAATTCAGATAAGCCAGCTATGGCTGTCACAGAATATGACATATTAAAGGGGGTATAAGGTTATGGGAGCTAAAGGTAAGTATAATCCAGCGAATGGAAAACCAAGTAGAAGTCAATATTCAATTTTTGGTGATGGTGAGGACAAATACAATACTGATGTAGCAGCTTATAACGCTTATACAACTAAGAAATCTAATCAATCTGCAAGAGCTAAAAAGTATAACGATACTTCATCTACAGAAGCAGCAGCAGTTAAGTCCGCTTATGAAGTTGCAGAAGGAACCCCTTTGCTTTCAACTAACACAGCAGCTCAGAACATAGAGGCCCAGGCCAAGATAGACGCGGCTAAGAACTCTGTTAATACTGACAGAGACGGTCCTAATTCCGGGAACAGTATTACTGACTTTTTATCAACAGCTATGAGGTTTTCAAAGATTATAGGTGCAAAGCTTGCGGGTAAAGCCGCCGGAGCTGAAACAAAAACTAAGGCTGTTGCAAAGGCTGAAGACCTTGCTAGGGATAGAGATAAGGCTGCATTGGAGGCCAAGAAGAACAGGGAAAAGCTAATCAGTGGAAATCAGAGGAATAATATAATAACTGCTTTAGGTACAACTCTTGGGAATAACAACATTGGACAGGGTAAGACTCTGTTGGGACAGTAATATGTTAAATAGAAAGCATTTAGAGACCAGGCTTAGTACATTAAAGACTGAAAGAGCTTCCTGGGACACACTTTGGAAAGATAGTAGAGATTTTATCCTTCCTGAAGTTGGTCGTTGGGGGATTGGAGAGACGAATAAGGGTTCTTATAAACACGGGAACATAATAAACGGGACAGCTACAAGATCGTTACACGTTTTAGCAACTGGTATGCAGTCTGGGCTTACGTCTCCTTCAAAGATATGGTTTAGATTATCAACTGAAGACGAAGATATGGCTGAGATTGATGAAGTTAAACAATATCTAAGTGAATGCGAGAAGATTATGAGGTCTGTATTCCAGAGGTCTAACCTGTATGAGTCAACTTATTCAATCTATACAGAGCTTGGAGGGTTTGGTAATGCTGCTTGTGCAATAGTCCAGGACTCAAAGACTGTAATAAGGTGTGTTCCATTTACTATTGGAGAATATTACTTGGCTCTTGGAGCGGATAACAGAGTTAATACTGTCTACCGCGAGTTTACAATGACAGCTTCTCAACTTGTAGAGGCTTTTGGTATTGATAAAGTATCAACTTCTGCAAAGAACTCTTATGAGAACGACAGTTCTGACGCCGTTTTTAATGTAGTTCACACTGTTCAACCGAATATTTGGCAAGACGAAGACAAGGCGGACAATAAGAATATGCCGTATCTCTCAGTTTATTACGAGCCAGGCTGTACTGAGATTGGCAAGGAATACCTTAGCATTTCAGGATTTGAAGAGTTCCCGGTTCTAACACCGCGTTGGCAGATCTTGGGTAAAAACACTTACGGAGTATCACCAACAAGGGACGCGATAGGTTCAGTCAAGATGTTGCAACGTATGGAGAGCAAAACACTTGAAGCTTTAGATAAGCAAGTCAATCCTCCAATGGTTGCACCTGCTAGTATGAAGGCTCACGGTGGGGCCACACTCCTTCCTGGTGGGATAACTTATATAGACCCTACAGATGGAAGCGGACAGTTTGTTCCAGCATATACAATCAATCCAGATTGGGCAGGTATGCAGAATAAAATAGGTTTAGTCCAGCAAGAAATCCAGCAGTTCTATTACAATGACTTATTCTTTATGATAGCTTCCGCCGGGAAGGATATGACGGCTACTGAAGTCTTAAAGAGGCAGGAAGAGAAGATAATAATGCTTTCTCCAGTAGTTGAAAGACTACAGAACGAACTACTTAACCCTTTAATAGACAGGACTTTTAGAATACTTGGAGATATGGGGTTATTACCTCCTGCTCCTGAAGTATTACAAGGCCAGAACTTAAAGATAAAGTATGTATCTCTACTTGCCCAGGCCCAGGAGTATTTAAAAGACATCAACGGGATAAGAGACGTTGCTGCTTTTGCAGGGAACTTAATAGCAGTCTTCCCTGAAGTTGGAGATCGTTTTGACTCAGACGAAGCGGTAAAACAGTACGCTAATTCAGTTGGAGCGGATCCGGACATACTCAGAACAGACAAGGAAGTTGAAGAGATAAGAACGGCCCGTGCTGAGAGGCAAGCAAAACAAGACCAAGCAGCAGAAGGCCAGGTACAATCTAGTAACGCCAAGACATTAAGTGAGGCAAACTTGTCTACAGACAATGCTCTCACTAGGATAATGAGATGACCACAGAAAAAATAATAGATTACGGTAACGAAGTCCACGTCAAGAAGGCTAGGACTGAAGCTCAGAGTAAATATGAATTATTACTTAGAGCTATTGGAAAGGTTATGGACACCAAAGAAGGGAGAAAGGTTCTCTATGAGGTGATCAGTATGACTGGCCAGCATAGAACTTGTATGGGTAAAGACCCACACGAGACTTACTTCTTTTTAGGCCAGCGTAACATAGGACTCAAGCTGACGGCTATACTCACTGAAGCAAATCAGGAGTTATATTTAAAGTCGTTAGTTGAAAATAAAGGAGGAAATTAAAGATGGCAACTAAAAGCACACAGTCCACAGAAGGAACAGAAAAAACTGAAGCTGTTGATACAACAGTCAACACTGAAGTAAACACGGACGCAACTTCAGAAGGTACAACTGAAGGGAAGTCTATCCTAACTGGTAGTGATACTGGTTCGGAGACCGGAGAGAGTGAATTAACTAAGGCAGGTAGCGAAGAAGCTGATACTGCTGCTGACAAAACAGCAGAAGAGGTGGCTTACGAGTTTGAATTTGCTGAAGGATTTTCCGCTCCCGACGAAGAAGGTATGAAGGAATTACAAGACACCTTCAAGGAAGCTGGAGTTCCAAAGG